GTTCCGGCTCTTCCTCGTCCCATCCTTGGAATACAGCAGGATCAAGCTTAGTAAACCTCGAGTACTTGCCTTGAAATATGCTGAAGAACGTCTCAGGCGAACACTCTCGAGCGGCGCCAATGATGATTTCGGCAATACCCTTTCGATCAGTATCCGGATGATAAACCTCGTCGCGATAGACAAAGATGATCATGTCGGCATCTTGCTCAAGCGATCCGGAGTCGCGCAGGTCAGACGGTACAGGTCGTTTGTTTGGTCGTTGCTCGAGCGAACGGTTGAGCTGAGACAGGAACAGGACCGGAACATTCAGCTCCTTAGCCATCAACTTAGCCTGCCTAGAGATCTCCGTGATCTTAGCAACCTGATTGTGCTTTGGATCGTCGCCATTCAATAGGCCAAGGTGGTCAACCATGATCAGGTCTAGCCCATCCTTTCGCTTCTTGCGTCGTGCGTCGGCGCGGATCTGCTGCATGGTGTAGCTCGAGCGATAGGAGGCGTCGAAGTGCGCATCTTTCATCTTGGACACGGCAGCCATCAGTTGCGCCGAGTGATCCGACAATGCCGATCCGTCCTTCATGGCGTCAAGCGGGATAGTGGATTCGGCAGCCAGCACCTTATCCATAACCTGCTTCTCGGTCATCTCGAGGTGATACATCATCACCCGCTTACCTTGACGGATAGCCGCGTGCTGACAGATACCAAGAGCAAAGGTCGTCTTGCCCATCTTCGGACGACCAGCAACAAGGTAGAGCCCGCCAGGTTGAAGCCCTCCAGTGTGGTTATCAAAGTCCTCGTGACCAGTAGCGATACCAGTTACCGCGTTATCACCAGCAAGCCGAACCTCTAGCACGTCCATGTGCTTCACGAGCGAATCAAAGATGTTCACCGTGTCGTTCGTAGCCGTCTCAGTATCCAGGCCGAGAATTGCCGTCTGCGATCTCGAGATTTTGTCCTCGGTTTGAATGGTGCTGTGCGCGATCTCGTGAATTTCTCGAGCAGCCTCAATCAAACTACGGTCCATAGACCGCTCACGTACGATCCTGGCGTATTGCTCTGCGTTGGCAGTACTAGGCGTGCCCTTCTGGATTTCGGCAGTGTAGGCGAACGCTGGTTCCCCGCTATCCAGATTCCCGATATGCTCGCCAACCGTCAAAAAGTCGATGTGGCGGTTAAGCGAGTTAAGCTCGAGGATTGCCTTGAAGACATCCGCGTTGTCCTGCCAATAGAAATCCTTGGCCGATATGTCAGCGCATAGCAGGTCGATCATCTCAGGCGCAATCATCATTGCACCCAAGACGCTCTGTTCAGCCTCCAGGCTAAAAGGATCTCTCATTTTCCCGCTCCGAATAATTATTTCCCAATGGTATTGCCTCCATGGCGCCGGAGCAATCTATTTCTTTTTGCGGTTTGATTCGCCCATGAATAGCAGGCCGATCCCACCATCCTCGCGCAGACGGTCATAGCACCGCTCGCCAATAGCGTCAGAAATCTGACTAAGCCCAAGGTTGGAGATAACAATGGTCGGCCTCATTTCTTCGTAGCGGGCGTTGATCAGGTTAAAAACGCTAGCCATCTCGAATTCAGACTGCTTTGTGGTGCCAATCTCATCAAGAATCAGAAGATTCGGATAGATCACATCGTCAAGCACATCCTGATCCGTGCGCTTTGAGCCATTGCCATAGGTGGCCTTCATCTCTGCAAGAAGGTTGGCGACGGTTGTGTAGCGCGCAGTAGCTCCAAGCTCTTCAAGCACTTGCTTAGCAATTGCTATAGCGAGGTGCGTCTTACCTGTGCCAACACTGCCGGACATGATCATGCAGCGACCGTCTGTAAAGTGTTTCTGGAAATCATCCGCGTAGTCCTTGCACGCCTGGAAGTTTCGCGCTCTCGAGTCAGTGTCCTTAGCATAGTTTTCGAAGGTCTTGTCGGAGAACCGTCGAGGAATCATGCAAGCCTCTGTACGCTCGCGTAGATCGCGCAGTTCCTTTGCCGCTACCTCTGCATCTAATTTGTCTTTCTCTTCCTTTTCGGTGGCTTCTGCTTCGCACTTGATACATCCACGATAGGTCTTGCCACCATCGCAGGACGCCTGTTCGCTTTCACCGTGAATTTCGCAGTGGAATTCACGACGGACGAACTGAGCCGCGAATTGTTCGAAGCTGAATGGTTTTTTAGAGGATGACATTTCCGCGCTCATCAAAATTTACTCCTGCTGTGTAATCGGCTTGGGCGAACCCGTTGTGTTTTTGCTGTGCTGCTGGTGACACTTCGTCTTCCCACCGCTTGCCGCGAATCCAGGTGCCTGCCAGCGGTACGTACTTCCCGCTTTCCTTCGTCCAGTCTTGGCTCGAGCATTGAGCGGATAGGGCAGTGATGATGCTGGCGAAGAACTCGTCGTTCAGCTTCACCTTCGACCATGCCTTCTCTGCATCAGCCTTTGACTTCTTCTTCGGGTATAGCTTCCAAAATCTATCAAAGTAATCGCTGCGTGACTGAGCATCAGGCACATAAGCTTCTTTTCTATCCTCTTCTCCTTCTAATCCTAATACTACTTCTATATGGCATGTGCTTGCACTTGCTAAGCACTTGCTTGCACTTGCTTGGCTTGTGCTTGTTGAGGCCTTTGTTTCCGTGGGTTTAGGCTTTGCAGAACCACCTTTTTTTCCTGCCTCTGACCGCTTAACTCGCTCTGTATCCTTCTCTGTTCGCTCTATGTTTAGCCTTGTGTTGACTAGTTTTCCATCAGAATCTATGTCAAAACACCGCTCGAGCCTTGGCCATGCATTAGTCATTACCTCAATCGGGCAGTCGCAGATGTCGGCCAGATCCTGAATATCGCTAGAAATGAATCCCTCAGCCCAGCACTCATCAAGCAGCTCTCGGTAAAGGCCGCGCTCGATGTAGCTCATTCTCTGAACATTCCGGTTGGCTCTCCAGTCTTGCCAAAACCACCTGTAGTACGGAAGCGGTCGATAGGTTGGAGATCTAATCATTTACCAGAGTCCTCGGCCTTAAGGTGCCCGCTGCTCTTAACCTGTAGCTCGTACTGGCGGGCCATAGGTACAGTCTCGCCCCAGCGGCTGATGTTGTGAGGCCAGATCCCGAGAGCATCCGCCAAAGCCTTGATGCCTCCATAGTAGCTAATCGCGTCCTTCGTCTTCATCTATTGCACCTAGGTGTTTACGTTGAGTGACAAAGCATACCACAAACAATAAATAGTTCTCCGGAAAACTATTAGTCTTTCTTATGCCTAAACCGCCCGTCGCTTATAACGAAAAGTTCTTTGACGTGGCGCCGCCTCGGGCTAACCTAAGGGCAGGCAGGGGCAAACTCCACTAGCGGCGCCCCCTGTCCTGAGGATTACTGCAAGGGAAGCTACAATTTTACGAGGCTCGAATATCATGGCTACTACAAAAAGCAAGCAAGCACTGGTCCTCCAAAACATCGCCGAAGAGGGCGAGAAACTGGACAATGTAGCGGGCGCCTTTATGAAGCTAGTCAAGGAAGAAAAGATCGACTCACTGGAGAAGTTCAACCCCTGGTTGGAAATTGGCTACACAGAGAATGGCTGGTCGAGTCAGGTAGGTCGCCCCGGTTTGGGAGTGACGACATTGGCCCCGGCGCCTAGAGCGGTTAAGCAGTACGCTTCGATGTTTAGGGCGGCATTCAAGTATGAATTGAAGGTGACTGAGTTCGAGAATGTCCGGCAGATGGTGGATGCAGTTGCAGCTAAGCGTAAGGAGCTGGCAACGCCTCCTATCAAGCCGAATGACCCTGAGCTTAAGGGCATCATACTCAGGTCCACTGGCCACATGAACGGCGCCCTATGGCACGACGCAATCGTGGTGATTGAGAACCTTAACGAAGACGACAAGGACGATTTTGAGCAGCGTCTGCGTAAGCTAGTTATGCGTTTCCAGTCCCGCGTACCAAAGGAAATCCGGAAGCCGAAAGCTGCATAATCGTTCTTCGGAGAACAATAAGAAGGCCGACTAGAAATAGTTGGCCTTTTTTGTTGACGGAAATCTGTGGTGCGTCTAATATCCATTTCAAGAGATGCAGCCAACCAAACAGGAAGCGCCGAAATGATCACCATCAACCAGAACGTAATCGCAGAGATCAAAGCAGAAGCTGAAGAGTTCGGCTTCCCGGCTACCGAAGCGACCATTGCTCGTGACTACTTCAACCGCATGAGCTACGAAGACAAGGCGTTTGTTTTTGCGATGCTGACCAGCAAGAAAAACGCAGCAGAACTGAGCCGCGCTTGTGTTGCCATAGTTGCCGAGTTGATCGCCGCATGAAACGGCGTATCGGGATGTACAAAGGCAAAGTGGTTTGGTTTGATGGGAAGCAGTATCGCTGCTTCCTTACCTGCATCATTCGCGATTCAGCTGAAGAGGTTTATGCAGCCATTGACGCTGGCCTTTACGAATAGAGGCTATTGGCCGATACCTTGCACGGAGCTTGTAGGTCTTGACAATGTAGCCGTGACAACAGGGTGTCGCCCAATATAGTAGAGGGTTAAGAATGAAAAAGCCAAGCTGGAAATACGCGCCATTTTGGGCTAAGTGGTTAGCAATGGATGCGGATGGTGTGTGGTGCTGGTACGAATTCAAGCCTGATGCGATTTCTAAAAAATGGGATATATCTGAAGACGGCGGAGTCTACGCTGTCGCATCCGATGAATGCTCTGATTGGGCTAACACTCTGGAGCCAAGACAATGAACCACAAACAAAAAGTAACCACCGGAATCGCAGCCCTACAAGCCGCATTCCCGAAACTCTTCAACCGCGACCAACCTAAGCCGCTAGCAATTGGCACGACTCTGCAACTGGCTAAGCTGCGACGTTCGGGTGCTCTGTGCATACCTCTAGCAATCCAGCGAGCGGCTATGAACTCCTGGCTAGCTAGTCCGAACTACCATCGCGCATTGGCCTCAACGCCATACCGCTACAACCTGGACGGCTCGGTATACGGCCCAGTCTCTGACGATCATCGGCAGCGGGCGATTGACAAGCTTAAGGCGTTTCGGAAGGCTAAGAAGGCGCGCAAGGCGGCGGTTTATCAGGCTAAGTTGAGGGTTGCGGCATGAGACTTCACGACCAGATTATGAATATCCAGATAGCAGACCCGATGCACAAGGTGCAGAAGATGGGTCGAGATGGTTGGTTGCTCTACAGAGAAGGCCATAAAGACGCCAGGCATGCTGCTGCTGAGCTTTCTCTAATTGCTGATGAGTTGCTTGACGCTCTAATTAGTCTGCAAACTGCCGCATACAACATTGGCGGCGAGCATGTTACTGAGTATCGAGAGCTTATCCTTTCTGCTGACGATGCTGATAATGTCATCGCAAAAGCACGAGGCCAACAATGACCTACCGCGACGCACTCTGGACAGCAATCATCGGCGAGGCTGATAAGTTTGGGCATCGCATAACCAAAGCTAAGCGAAATCGGTATATGAAATTGGCGAGGTATTGGGAGATGTGCAATTGAAACCAGGAATCTACACAGCAGACCAGCTTTCAAACGCTGAGTACCACTCAGGGCCAGGCATTAGCTGCACCGGCCTCAAGAAGATTGCAGTCAGTCCAGCGCACTTCAAGAATGGTGACTTCAAGCAGACAGCCGCTATGGCTATGGGCAGTGCGACCCACTCAGCCATCCTTGAGCCTGAGTTGTTCGCTAAGCAGTACGTCACGTTACCTGCTGGCAAAGACCGCCGCTCAGCAGAGTACAAGGCTCTCTGTGCGGCTCATGGCACTGATAACGTGCTTGTGTCGGCTGATGCTAGCCAGATCAGCGCCATGCAATCAGCAGTTCGAGCCAATCCAGTCGCTAACAAGTGGCTGTATCAGGAGCAAGGGCGTAACGAGCTGTCTGTATACGCCAAAGATCCAGAGACAGGCATCCTAGTTCGCTGCCGATTCGACCGCCTGCTAGATCGTGGGTTCTCGCCGGATCTGAAGACCACGACTGACGCTAGTCCGCGTGGGTTTAGTAATGCGATTGCCAAGTACGGCTATGCGTTTCAGGCTGCGTTCTACATGGATGTCTACTACTGGGCAACTGGTCAGCGCCTTGAAGGCTTTGGGTTTGTTGCCTGTGAGAGCAAGGCGCCGCATAACGTGATGTGCTATCGGTTGGATGATGAGTCGATTGAGGTTGGTCGAAACCAATACCGTGCCGCGCTAAATACTTATGCGAATTGCCTTGAGTCTGGCCTGTGGGAAGGTTACGATGGCGCTTCAGAAGAACAGTTGATTGGGCTTCCACATTGGATGCTTGATCAGCAAGACGAAATCGACCTAAGCGGACTTGAGGAAGTATAGATGGACGAGATGAATATTCGGGAATTCGTGAAGATCAAGGGAGATAGGATCAACTTTGAAGATTTTATCATGGGATCTCAGGACTTCACGATCACTAAGCTTGGCCGCAAGATTGACGGAGGTCAGCCTCGACTTCTGATGTTCTTTGAAGGCCGAGAGGATACTCCTTACTGGGTTTCAAAGGGCATGGTCAAATGCCTATCAAGCCCTGACGGATGGGGTAACTCTGAGTTCTCGGAGTGGGTAGGTCGTAAGGTGCGCCTATTTGGAGAGCCGTCCGTGATGTACGCAGGCAAGGAGCTGGGCGGGGTTCGGATCTCGCATATCAGTCACATCCCAGCGCAGTACTCAACAAAGATCACAGAGCGACGAGGCGTTAGGATCGACTACACCATAATGCCTCTGACTGATGAAATGTATCCGTCATCTAA